TGACATGGCTGTCGCTAATGGCCTGATCCAGTTTATTACGCTTGCGTAATTCTTTATAATATTTTGGATGCTTGAATTCCATATTAATGTTGTCCGTATGCAATGTTCTTTATATCACGGTTCCAACATGCTCTGCAATCTTTACATTGATTGCCCTGCTCAGGAGCGGGACAAGTCCTGCCGCTGGTCACTACTGTTGATGTATGAGTCCAGCCTCCAGCTGCTGGCTGGTCTATCATGGGCATGCTAAATCTAATTATTAAATTATCCGGGGCTCGTGATACATGGTCTTTTATCCATGCTTCACGTGTTGGCAGCCAGTGTCTCCTTGTTGGCGTGAGCTTACATACTTCATAAATTTTATTTAAATGATTTAAATCCTGGACATCTCCTGAATCGTGCCATCTAAACACATCGGGCTTTTTAGAATTTATTAAATGCGCCATAGCTTCGACCCATTGCGGGCTGCTTATAGCTGCCAGCCTTCGATACTGGGCATCTTGTACAACTTTAAATACATAACAACCTTTGAGCGCATAACAATCGTAACATGTTGAGCCCTTAACCTTCCTGAGCTTGGAGCCTGTTTTGCATTCCTTGGCTGGTATACCAAGAGACCACCCGGGCATCTTGCCAGGCTTGCTCAGGCTGCCTCCTATAATTTTAAATGCTTCTTCTGTTTTCATATTTTCCTTTCGTTATTGTGCCTGGCGTGCTGTTCTGGGACATCCACTTATGAACAAAACTCCGGGCCTCATCTAGTTTCAGTTGCCTCCCGCCAGGTCTTAATCCCTTATAATCCATGATTCAAGATTTGTCAAGCTTGAAGCTTGGCGCTTGGTGCTTGCTGCTTGAAGCTTGGCGCTTGGAACTTAATTCTTTAAAAAACTTTTCACAGCTGCGAACATATGCAGCCGGCAATTCTTTGCGCGGCCGCATAAAATACCAGCTCAGGTCGTTGTGTTTAATTCTCTTCATTGTTATGTACGGGCTCCGAACTGGTTTGTATCCGTACCTTTACCAGGGTTGCTGGCTTGCGAAGCGTTCTTAAGAATCATTTTTAATCTGCTCTCTGAGATTTTTAACATCCGTTTCTTTGTCTGTTTCTTCAGACAATCTTTGAATGAAACCTGGGTATTCTTCATGCATATCTTCACCGTAAGCGGCATCCCATGCTTCAAGTATTTGTGCTAGTGTATATTTACTCATTGTTTTCCTTTCTAAATTAATCCTATCAAATCCTACAGCTACTGTCAAGCTTGAAGCTTGCCGCTTGTAGCTTGTTGGGCCGTGTCCTTGAGACTCAGCGTCCCTTAAGCTCCTTGGAGCATCCGGTATTGCTGGCTCAAAGACAAATACACTATATCATATGTAGGATTATCCTACAAGGATAAAAGTGTCGCACCTAGTTTAGAATCATTCTAAACTGCATTTGTTAATTAGAATCATTCTAAAGTGACCAGTGAGCTAGTTGGTTATTATCTAGAATACCTATATCTCTCACTGGTCCCAGGTCCATACTCTTCACAACGCGGTTGCATGTGCCTTACGCCACTAATAGCATGGACCAGGGAACAGTTCTGGTTCATAGCACAAAGACGGACTCGTGTCGGTGTGATGTACTACAACCAGAAGTTGTCCCAGCTATTTTGAGTTTTTTAATTCCGTAAATAGCAAAAGGGAATATCTCCTATATAATACTTGACAATAATATTGTCAACTGATATTTAAACTTTATGCAAAATAAAAATACAGAAAGGAAAAAACAAATGAGTAAAATAAGAATGAATACTGAATTTAGAAATAAAATTTTAAATCGGTATAGCGAAAGCGCAGAACAAGAAATGACGCAAGAAAAAGATGCGTTTAATGATGCAAGAGAAAAAGTTGACGAGTTATATCCAAAAGCTTTTGAACTTGCAACAAAAGTTGTTGAGAGAGCATATCCACCAGATGATGTTATAACTTGTCAAAGTTTAAAATCAAAATATGGTAGTCCACTTGATGTTGTAGCAAAAGATAAATGCTTTTATTTCTCTTATGCAAAAGACCAATTAAATGAAGATGAAGATGAAAGTGATAGAGAAGTATCTGAACATTTTGATTTTGGTTTATTTGGCGAGTGTGATAACAGTAGTCGTGGTTATCATAATTCCAATGATAGTGGAAAACAATTTGCTTATGCTTATAAAAGGGAAGAACTCAAAGAAAAAGAGTGCAACCCAGATATATTTGCACAACAAAATGGCAAAGATGAAAACCCATATAAAACTAAACACATTGAGATAAATGACAAGGCTTTAGGCTATAGTCATTATTCTTCTTATAATTCTGATGATGACAACAATGTTGGAATGACAAGAGAGTTTGATAGTCAATTTTATTTAGATATTATTGGAACATCACATTGTCGTTCAAGAACTATTGCTTGTACTAAAGAGGAATTTCAAGTTTTTAAAATGTGGAAACAAGCTAAAGCAAATGTAATTACTTGTCATCAAAAATGGATTGATAGTTTGGAAAAACAAAAACAAGCTATGAAAACAGGATTGAAAGCTTACAGATATTTGTCTGAGGGTGTTGAGTTGATGAAAGAACTAGGCATTGAAATAGATGAAGCAGAACTTGTAAGATGTAATTCAACAGGACTTACAATCTATAATCCTGTGAACTTGGCTAGTATGATTAAAGGCATGAAAAATACTACCATGACGAGAGAACAAAAAATAGCTTTTAGAAAGGAATATGAAAAAAAACAAAATAATTTAAATTAAGCTATTGACAGGGTTATCCTACTTATGATAGGATAACCCAATTAACAGAAAGGAATAAAATGATATCAGATAAAACATTTAAAATAACATACTACGCAGGCAAACATAAAAAACATATTACGCGTTTAGGTAAATGGATTGACGGCTGTAAAATATGGCAAGACAAAACAGGAAAAACTATTTTTACATATTGGGACATAGATGCAGATAATTTTAGAAATGCATCTGTTTCTTGGACTGTGAGGTATTAGTGAATAAACATTTTTGCCAAGGTCCACATTGCCATACAAACCCAACAACAGATAGATTTCTAAAATCTAAAGGCATAATCCGCGGGCGCTATGCGTGTGCTAACATAGATGACAGTAGATATTATCTATCAAAATCAGACCAATATTTCTGTAGCCAAACTTGCAAACTACAATGGCTTAGTGAGAACATGCAGAATATCGAACGAGGTATTCGTATTCCATTTATTACACATAGAAGAATAAGTGAGGGATATGAGAAAGCAAGAACTACAACTGATTATGGACATACTTATACAAGTATAGAAAAAATACGTGTTGACAATGATAATGAAAATGATAGGATTATCCCATAACAGAAAGGAATAATATGACAAAAAGAAAAACATTAAAAGCAGAATATCTTCCAGGTGGTTCTAAAAGACAAGAACTTTTAGAGCAGGCAGTTGACTACTTAAGAACACCAGGCCAAACTCAAAACATTAAACATGAGTTTTGTTTAACTTATCTTAAGATGACTGAAACAGAATATCTGGAAGCATTAAACAAAGCAACTAATGGAGGAGTAGAAGCATGGGCAAACTAGAGAGAACATACAAAAGAAGTAACAGATTTAATGGTGAGTCTGTTATGCTAACAAAAGAAGAAGCAGACAAACACGATGCAATATTCTTGTTTGAATTCTTAGCAACTAGAGAAGATGAGAAACTTGGCACAGGTGCAAGTGAGTATTGGAATAGAATGCGAAAGAATTTAGATTGGTTTATGAAGCACAATGCAAAAGCTTACATGGTTCTGTTAGACTAGTCACGATGCCCGCCACGCGTTAAGAATAGCGCGCGGCGGGTTTTTTTATCTCAATAGAGGTCCCAACACTCTTCCAAAATATTAAAAGTTCTTTTTAATTAATTCTATTTTGCGAGAAAAATGTAACTAACTGATGACAATATTGTCGGATTTGTACGGTTTATGACCTCAAATTCGTTATTGCTTTCTAGAACAATACCGAATACAGTAATAATCGTTGGAAACATTA